ACATTAAAGGCTGGAGCGGTAGGGCATCCGCCTCAGGTTGAAACACATACTGTAGTTGGCTTTGACCCTGCTATGGCAGGAAATGCAGCGTTTGTGGTTTGTTCTTATAACCGCGCTGATGGAAAAATTTACGTGCTGGACTGTATTAACATGTCAGAACCAACACCACAAAAGATTAGGGCGACCATTGAGGAACTTGTTCAGAAGTACAGACCGCAAGAGTTCCGAGTTGAAATCAACGCCCACCAGAAAGCCTACTCCCTTGACGATGAACTCAGAAACTGGCTTGCTCAATACGGCGTACGGCTTGATGCTCACTTTACAGGCAAGAACAAGTGGGACACATCTTTCGGCGTTGCCTCCATGTCAAACCTCTTTGGCACAGTACGCGATGGAAAGCATCAAAAGAACAACATCATTGAATTACCATCTTCGGATGGAAGCGAAGGAATCAAGGCGCTCACGCAACAACTGTTGACTTGGAAGCCTGACACTAAAGGCAAGACAGATACTGTCATGGCTTTATGGTTTGCTGTTATTCGCATCCGCGAACTTATGCAGCAGGCAAGTAAGACTTCTATGTATCTTAACAATCGTTGGGCTACTAGACAGCAGATGGATAATAGATACGCAGTTAACTTAGATGATGCCTTTGCAGAGCAATGGCAAGACATATATGGATAGGAAATTAAATGCTGAGCATTGACCAGATTGGTGCACGCGTTGCGACGCTGCGCTATCGCGCCAACTCGCGTGACCAACGCAATGGCGATGTACAAATGGTACGTCAGGGCAAGATCAGTCAGGTCTATCCTAACTTCTTTCCAGATGGTATTGACCAAAACGTAGTAGCAAACTTTATTGATATTGTTGCACGTGACTTGGCTGAGGTAATGGCACCGCTTCCAGCGGTTAACTGTTCTGCTGCCAACCAAGGTAATGATCGCGCACGTAGGTTTGCTGATAAGCGTACTCGTATTGCATCTAATTATTTTCAACACTCTGATCTGCAAGTACAAATGTACAACGGTGCAGACATGTACATCACATATGGTTTCCTCCCGTTCATTATTGAATTGGATGAAGAAGAGCAATTGCCACGCATCCGCCTAGAAAACCCAGTGGGCGCTTACCCAGAGTTTGACCGCTACGGACGTTGTGTTGCATTTGCAAAACGATACTCAATGACACTAGGTGAACTAGTGGCTATGTTCCCAGAACATGAGTATCAACTACTAGGCAAGTTGGGATACAAGCAAGACCTTAACGGCATGATAGAGATGATTCGCTATTATGACAAAGACCAGTCTGTGCTTTATCTTCCATCACGTAACAACATGCTTCTATCACAGGCTGCTAATCTGCTTGGAAAGATGAATGTTATTATTGCCCGTCGTCCAGGAGTGGATGGCGAACTACGTGGGCAGTTTGATGATGTACTTGGTATTCAGTTACTTCGCAACCGATTTGCATTACTTGCAATGGAAGCAGCAGAGAAGTCAGTACAGGCACCAATTGTTCTACCTCAAGATGTTCAGGAACTTCAGTTGGGTGGCGATGCGGTTATCCGCACAAACAACCCAGCAGGTGTACGTCGTGTTGAACTTACAATTCCACAAGGTGCATTTACAGAGTCTGAACTTCTTAATCAAGAACTTCGTGTGGGCGCTCGTTATCCTGAATCTCGAACAGGAAATGTTAATGCAAGTATTGTCACAGGGCAGGGTGTACAAGCACTTCTAGGCGCATTTGATACTCAGGTAAAGTCAGCACAAGCAATCTTCTCGGCAGCGCTGAGAGATGTACTGCAACTTTGTTTTGAAGTAGATGAAAAATTATTTAACGTAACAAAAACAATTCGTGGTGTAGACGCAGGTTCACCATACGTAATTGAGTATTTACCATCAAAAGATATTAAGCAAGACTATTCCGCAGATGTACGTTACGGAATGTTGGCTGGTCTTAACCCAGCACAGGGGCTTATCTTTATGCTACAGGCACTAGGTGGCGGTCTTATCTCTAAGGATATGGCTATGCGTGAACTTCCATTTAACGTAAACGTTACTATGGAACAGGAAAAGATTGAGGTCGAGAAGTTGCGTGAGTCGCTTCTTGGCACAGTGCAAGCAATGACACAAGTAATTCCGCAAATGGTTATGCAGGGTCAAGACCCTTCTGACTTGATACGCAAATTATCTGAAGTTATTCAGAAGCGTCAGCAAGGTATCACAATTGAAGATGCCATTGAGGAAGTATTTGAACAAGAGAATCCTCCTGCTGGCGCCGAAGAACAGTCTGAGCAGCCTGCCCCAGCGGCTCCTGCCGAGCCGTCAGCAGGAGGCGCTTCTTCAGCGCCTATGCCACAAGGCAGACCAGACTTGCAGACTATGTTAGCAAGTTTAACTGGTGAGGGCGAAGGAAGAGCAGCAGTAAGAACGACTAGGGAACGAGCAATCTAAGGAGTCAATCATGGCAACACGTAAGAAAAAAGTTGTTGCAGATGAAGGCTACTCAAAGTTAGATCAGTACTGCATATTCTTACATGAATACCATCGCGCATTAAAGCGTGCTGGTTTTAATAATGATGATGCACTTTGGTTAATCTCCACAAAGGAATCTTTTCCTGATTGGATGAGTGAACCCACACTAGACGATATTAGAAAACACATTGAAGATGAGGAAGACTAATGGCAGGCACACCTGGTAAAAGCGGCGGATACCGTCAACCTATGAATCCTGCACCCGTCTCAGGCCCAGGAGCACTCTCTAAACGTACCGACGGCGGAGCCGTTGATGGAATGACACAACCTGCACAGCGTTATGCTGGCTTTGGTTATGGAGAAAATTTAGCATTAGAAGAACAACAGGCTGGTGCTCCTATGGCTGGTGCACCTACTGCATCATTTGCTGACCTGCTTGCACTTGATGCACCTACACAGCGACCAGATGAACCACTAACTGCTGGTATTAACAGAGGTGAAGGCCCAGGACGTGAAGCATTAAATCTTCCCAACCGTGCACCATCACTTGTTGATACTATTAAATATCTTGTTCAGTTTGATCCATCTGGAGATGCAGAGTTAATTTATAGAACTCTTACAGATGAAGGTCTTGCATGACCAGGTATTTAAAACCTGTTGTAGCAGAAGTTTCACCTAACCTTTATACGGCTGCAAAGACTGCAAACCTTTCGCAACCACAATTAAACCAAGTTGAACAGATGTCGTATGCCATAAAGAAGCATCGTGAACTTGCTAAGTTAGATGTAGATGTAGCACGTAAACAGTTTGATCGTTTAGATGAAACTGGTAAAGCACAACTAGAGTTTCTTTTTAAAGATGCTGAATATATGCAAGCACCAGATACTGCTGCTGACAAAGTTAAAGGCGTTCTTGGTGGAGCGCTAAAGATTGCGGCTTCGCCGCTTATTGGTTTATTTAAACTTGGCGGACAGTACAACCGCTTGCTTAACACACCTTACAAAGTTGCACGACAAGTTGCACAAGGTGAAGATTTATTTTCTGGCAAAACATGGACTGACGCCTGGGGCGGCGTTGACATGTATGATGTCGGGGCATTAGATAAAGCCGTAAAGTATTTTGGGGCATCTGATGTTGAAGTAGCAAAGGGTTTACTTCTTGGCAAGACTCCAGGTGAGATCATTGAAGCCAACGGTAAAGTAGACCCTAACCTACTTGAGTCAATTAAGAAAGCATACAATGATCCAGATAACTTTAAACAAGTTATGGATGGTGTTAAGTATGCGCAGATTTCTCCAGGCCGTGATATTGCACGCATGCTTGATCCACGCCCACCTGCCAATGGCGGTATTAGTGGTGACTATGTAAGCGGTAAAACAAAAAACATTTCTGGATACATTGACTTTACTTACCAAATTGCTATTGATCCACTTACGTGGCTTACTGCTGGGTTTAGCAAAGGTGTTACTAAGGGCGAGCAAATTGCTAATACAGTTCTTAAAATGACAGAAAACGGCGTGCCAGTTGAAAAGGCAGTCGAACATGTTTTTAGAACAGAACCTAGATTAACTGAACTTTGGGATAAAGGTCTTGGACCTGCACTCAGAACATTTTCAGAGGCTACTACCCCTGCTGCAAAGAAAGAAGCCTTTGCTGATATTTCGCAACGTTTCCCAGGCTATGCAAATCTTGATGCAGTTATTGCACTTACAACTAAAGACAGGCATTTACCGCTTGGTGTTGTAGACGCAGCATCTGCACAAAAGTATTTTGAGAATGCATCTAACTTGCACCTTATGCTTGCTGGTCGTGTTGACGGTATTACATACATGCGTAATGGTGTAGCAGTTGCACGCACGCGTCGTTTGTTTGGTGATGGTTTAGTACGTTATCTTGATGGCGTATTTAATGCTACATCAAAAAGTACTGTTGCTGGTAGAGGGCGTAGCGTTGAAGAAGTTGATGAAGCAATGGAACCAATTTATAAGACGCTTCTTAACTCACAAGACTCTATTGAGCGTTTAGCAAACCCACAACTTTCTGATATGAAAGTATTGCTTGAAGCAAATGCTGAGATTGCTGGATGGAAACGTATTGGTCGTTTAGCAGCACGTTCTGCTGCAGGACTAGAAGTTCGCCTTGGCGAAAATGCTGCATCTACTGCTGCTAACTTTACAACTCGCGCTCGTCAAATTCTTCCAAAGGATATGGCGCAGGCGCTAACATTTAAGTTTTTAGAATCTACCGTAGACGAACAAGTTGTTATTTTACGTAACCTTGATGCTGCAACTATGTACTCAATGGGCCTCGGTGGCGATAATCGTGGCAGAGAATTAATGATAAAAACACTTGGATTAAAATACGGCGATAAGGCTGGCTTTGCTGCTAAGGTTGAAACTGGAATTAATCCAGAACATGTAAAAGTTATGCCAGAAGGTTCACTTCGTGAAACAAGTAGCGGTATTACACTTGCTGGTGATGGTGCTATGCACCCGTTCCAAGCAACAGATGCAATTGGAGCATTACCATATGACGTAATTGGGTCAATGGTATGGGAAATTAGGTCTAAGAAAAATGTTATCAATGCAGTTGGCGGAGCCACGCAAGGTAGTTTTTCTAAAAAAATGGTAGATGCTTGGTCAATCTTAACCTTGTTCCCACGTTTGGGTATTCGTTCTGCTATTGATGAAGCAACAATGTTTGTACTTGCTGCACCTACGCGTGATTTGCAATCATATGCGCTCCGCGTTGGTTACAAGATGAGTAAAATATCTAAAACTACTACAGGTTCTAAGGCTGCTACTGGTCCAATCCGTGAAGGATTGCAAAAACTGTTTCAGTTTGGTGGCCGACGTAGTGCTACTATACAAACACTTGGCACAAAGATTAAAATTAATCCAGAAGAATCTTTATCTATTGAACGCCGCGTAAATATCCTTGATGATATTGCTGCTGAGCGTGGTATTGAGGCTGGATTGCTTGACAATCTTGAAAAACGCGAAGCAATTGTTGATGAAGTCTTTAAAATCTATGGTCGCTACCTTGATCCTAAAAGCGCAGAGTATCTTCGTCAGGCTTTAATACATCAACCAGATGCTTTGTCATCAATTGCTAACTCAGTTATTGCACGAAGTGGTTTATCTGGGCAGTATGGCGATGAAGTTATGCAGGCTATAATTACACCTAGCAGTCTTGACCTTGCAATGAGACAAGCAGGCGTAAAATTTAATCCACAGTCAGCAACTATAGATATTGCAAGCCTTTCAGATCGTGATGCTGCATTAGTTCACTTTGAAAAATTAGTAAAACGTTTTGTTGGAAATAAATTTAAGGTTAAGTATCAAAAAGGTGGCGAACTAATCACCAAACTTAACCCAGCAGATATATTTTTTAGATATGACGGGCTACGTCCAGGCGCTGTAGACAAAAATGGCGTACAAATGTTTGAGTTAGCACTAGATGCTGGCATGCGTAGTGTTGGTTTTAAGTGGGATGACTTTGCTAAAACTTGGATTGTTGATGATGAACTTGTTGTCAAAACATTTGTTACAAGAACAGCCGATGCAGTGCGCCTTCGCGCGTTAGGCAAGACAGATGCTGAGATTGCACGTGTTCAGTTAGCCCGTATTTTTGCAGATATGTTTGAAACATTTCATGGCAGTTCAACTAAGTTTAATGATGAACTATTTAACATGGTTACAAAAAACTATCGTGATTTAACTAAACTTGGTGCTGAATCTGGCATTATTCCTACATGGAATCAAGCAGTTGCTAAGGTAAGTATTGATGACTTTGCTGATGTTAGTAATGATTTCCGCCTTACTGGTGAAGTTACTACAGAACTTGGCGTAGGTGTTTTAGCGGATACTGAAAGTACATTCCGTCGCTATGGTAATACCATGATGGAATGGATGGATCGCCAAGTAAACGGTATCTTTCGTCAACCTGCTATCATGGTTGCATATACTGGACTTCGCAAGAAGTATGCTAGTTTAGAATCAGAATATGCACGCCAATTATATCAGTCAAAAACTGGTAAAGTATGGGAACATACTATGGGTAATGCCGTTAAAGACGATGATCTTAAATGGGCACTTCAACTGGCAGAGAAACGTTTTACAGAACTTGCTACCCGTGAAGCAGCAGATACTATTCTTAAGTTTGCAGATAACCCTGCTATTCGTTCTAACTTTGCATTTGCATCACGCACAATGGGACGTTACTACCGTGCTACAGAAGACTTCTATCGTCGTATCTATCGTATGAAGGATGTAGCACCACGCGTTTTATATCGTACTCGTTTAGCACATCTTGGATTAGATGCTAGCGGTATGGTTCATACAGATGCTAAGGGTGATCCATATGTAATTATGCCTATGGATAACATTATTTTTAAGGCTACGGATGGAACTATCCGTGCCCTTACAGGACAAAGCGGATACAGTCAACCACAGTTTAATGAGTTTACTCTTAAGTTGCGCATGATGAATCCATCATTCTCGCAAGATGCTGGTATGCCTACACTATCTGGTCCTATTGC